AAACCTTCCGAAGACAAGGGCAAAGAAATGTCCGAAGACAAGGACAAGGAAGACAAAATGTACGGTGGCGACCACGACATGGCCGCAAAATCCGAATACAGCGATGTCATCTCATCTGACTACCTCAACTGGATGGAAAACACCCTCAAATCTGCTGGTGTTGATACCGCTGGGGCACGCTCTCATTTCGACAACTTGGAGAAGGCACAACTTGGTGGCTTCGACAACCCATCGTCCGTTGACGGTGCTGAATACTTCGCTGGACAAGTCAAAGGCCGTGCCCAAGAAGGTGGCAACCCATCGACTGGTGCAATCTCCGCCTTGAACAGTGGCTCCAAAGCAGATGTTGCAAAGGGCTACCTTCACCCAGCCGACCTTACCTCCGCTCAAGTCGAGATGGCATACGAAGCCTACAAGGCCGCATCCATCGAAAAGCAACTCAAGTCCTCTCTTGGAACTGTGTTCGCTGACCGACTCGCCAAGGAACAGACCGCAGAGGTCGAATCCCGCCGTGCTCAAGAATTTGACGCACGCCAACCACTTGCTTCTATCGAGAAGGCAATCGCCTCCTTGAGCAGTCGCATCGACAACCTCGGCTCCGCCGAAGGTGCAAGCATCCGCAAGTCGGCCGCCGCACCAACCATCAATGTCCCTTCAACCGAAGACCTCGCAAACATGTCTTGGGACGAAGTCCACAGTCTTGCGGGGAAAGCATTTGAATGAGGAGGAATAATATATGGCACGAAATTACCTACGAACAATTAACGATATGGAACGCTACTACTACGGTGCAGGCTCAAACATGGGCTACGCATACTCCGGTAGCGAACTTCTGAAGGCTGACGCACCAATGCTCTCGACGACTGCTGGTACCTACCAAGCAATCTACGGACGCAAAGTGTGGTCCCAACTCAACCAAGAATTCAACGCATTCAGCATCTTGCCCAAGAAGCCTTGGGACCGCTCTGGATGGCGTGTCGTGACCGCTCGCCCTGACTCAACCAAGGGTGGCGGCATTGCTGAGAATGGAACACTTCCAGAAACCACCAAGCCTACCTTCCAACACATTGCCGCAAAGCCAAAGACCATTGCACACACCTTCGACATGAGCGAAGTTGCAATCTTCCTTAACGACAAGGATGACGGTCTTGGTGACATCCGCTCCGTCCTCAAAGAGGAAATGGGCAAGCACCACGCAGAGGAAATCAACAAGATGCTTTTGCAAGATGTTGACACTCCTGCTGGCAACGATTACGAGTCCTTGGACCGAATCACCGCCGCAAGCACCATGGACAGCACCGGTACTGGATATGCCGCAACCGTGAGCGGTGGCTCTTCCACTACTCACACTGCGCATGTGAGCGCCGCATCTGACCTTGACATTTACAGCATCGACCGAAGTGCAAACACTTGGTCCGACGCAGAAGTCAATGTCGCTTCCGACGCTGGATTGACTGAGCGTGTTCTCAGCCTCGACCACATCGACGACATCTTCCAGAAGATTTGGGTCCGTGGTGGCAATCCAAAGGTCATCCTCACAGGATATGACACTTTGATGCGCCTGCAACAACTCCTCCAGAGCCAACAGCGGTTCATGGAAGAAAAGCGTGTGACCCCAACCATGGGTGGCGTCAAGGGTGTTCCCGGTATCGAAGCCGGATTCATCGTCGCTACCTACAACGGCGTCCCAATCATTCCATCTAAGGATGTTTCAGCAGACGGCATCAGCCGAATGTACTTCTTGGACACTGACTACCTTCACTTTAGTGTTGCAAAACCAACTCAGTACTACGAGTCTGGTATTGAAACCGGTGACCCATTCGCCATTAACCGCCTCGGTCAAGAGGGACTTTACCGAACAATGGGTGAAGTCTGGACAACTTTCTTTGGAGGTCATGGTTCAATCCGAGACTTGTCTTGAGATTGATGGTGAACAAACAACATGGAGATGAAAAATTATGCAAGAATTATCATTAGCAGGAACAGCAACAGCAACACTCGTTGGAGCATGGGAACTACGAGCAGGCTCTCAAAGCACCACAGAGTGGTTAGACGGAGCGGCAGATGTCGCATACCCCGGCGGTGGACCGGGAACCTTCAACGCTTCTAACAGCGATGGAGCAAACGGCTACGACCCAGCACCAAAGATGGCACTTATCAGCGTCACTGGCGGAGCAGACGGCGAAACAATCATCCTATCAGGTGGAATTACTTCCATCTTGGGTGCATTTACAACCGATACCGGCACTGCCGCTGTATCAGTGGGCGCAAGCGTATCAAGCCTAACCATTACTCTACAATACCTAAGTGGCTCGGCTAACACATCGAGCGTTTTGGTGATGTACAACTGAGGTGGTTAATTGCCTACGGTGACTTCACTTGGCCCCTTCTATGAACGAAGGGTTCCTTGTACACGATTGGTGGCAATCCGTCACCAACCCTTGGAAGTGACACAAGAGTTCTTGAATCAATACCGTCACCGGTTCTCTGCCAAATGGTGGAGAATCGAAGGCGACAATCCAGAACCTGTGACCACAGACCTCGGTGAAGATGGCTTACCTGATGAGGGATGGACACGAAAGGACATCACGGCTTGGCTAAAGGACAACGGTGCAACGGTTGGCAAGTACGCAACCAAAGCAACCCTCCTTGGCATGGTCGAAAATGTTCTTAACCCAGAACCCGCACCAGAGCCTGTACCAGAGCCGGAAGAACCTGCGCCAGTCGCAGAAGAACCCGCAGAGGCACAACCAGAATCAACAACAGGAGATGAACAATAATGGCTATTACAATTGACCCCCGACCAACCGTTTTCGGTGACCGAATGGTAATCACAGGTTCTTATGAAGCAGGTGATACGACTATCAATTTGAGTTCTCAACTCTCAAGCATTGACTTTGCTGGCACAAACAGTGCCGCAATTAGCGTTTCTTTACCCGAAGCGGGAAACAGTGCCGCAGAAATTGTGCTCAACATGAACAACCAAATCGCTGTTAGTGGAACCACGATTACAATTCTGGACCCACTTCAAACAGGTGGCGGCGGCACAGCCGCAGGTACATTCATTGCAATTGGTCGCCGCTCTTGAGGTGACCAACGATGGCAGTACTCAGTGGATATGGAACCCGAGTCATCGGCCCTTATAGCCCTCGTGCTATGGCTGATGGTACGGCAACTGCGCTCATCCAAGCAGACATTCGTGCCACTGGTGGCACAGGTGCTCTTGGTGTAGCCGCCGCAAACACTACCGCTCTTGTCACTATCGAGCCTTTCATGTCACTTGGCAACCATTACTTCCTCCTCACCTACACAGTCTGAGGCGATTGAATGGAGTCACAGAACAACCTCGGCTTGGAAGAAATCGAACGCTTGCAGAAGCGTGGCATCCGCCTTGCAGAATCTTACGGCAGTGGCTCAGTGTTTAACACAGAGCGTCCGTTAGAGGGCATCACCCAAAAGCAACGGGTTCGTACCAGTAAAGCCGCAGATGTTATGAACATTGGCTCAGGTACACGGTGTAAGGCGTGCGGCATGCTGTACTTCTGTTGGGTCGACAAATGTCGAACCTGTGGTCAAAAAATGGACTTCAACCTTGGAACACACGATGAATCTGGAGCGTGACATGAATGAGCAGAATACTTGTACGCAAAGGAATGGGCGACAAAGACGATGAGGCTATGCGTAATTTTTCAGGCAGTAGTAGCAAGGAAGAAAGAGAGCGGATTAAACAAGATATTCTTGACCGCATGGGTATAACACCAGAATCTTTAGCCGAACAGGCAAAGAAAACTCCCGAACAAAGGGCGGCGGAGTTGGGTGAAGAAGTTGCAAGAGAAACCGAAAAGAAGCGCAGACAGCAGACTGCCAACATCCGTGAAGGAAAGAAGTTCACTGAGGAAGTACTACCAAACATTGCTCTTAGTGGTACTTCGGCATCTCCTCCTACCGAAGCACAACCGTCTGCATCAATGCAACCAGACGCCGAGTCTGTTGCTATCCCACCCGGCTTCAAGTACGGCCTTGGAGCAAAGGCTCGTAAGGTGCTGACCGAAAACGGTAAATTGAAAAGAATCGTTATCGAAAATCAAGAGGGAGGAGCAGAAGGCGCAGGCATTAGCCACAACATGCTTGTACAGGACCCGTCGGGTACAAATGATTTATTCCGTTCAAAAAATGGGCCACGAGATACAATACCTATGAGTAGATTACTTCGTAGATATATTAATGCAAACCCTGATAGGGCCGCTCAACTTTTTGGTTATACCCGTCTGATGGAGCGTACAGGTATTACGACCGAAGAGGATAAGCAACAAAGAGAATTCATGGAAGTTGCCATGGCTTTGCATTCTATGCGGGAAGACCCTGAAGTACTGGCTCATATCATCAACTCACAAGGGCTGGCTGTCACAGACAAGAGCATACCAACAACACCCGAGGAAGCACTTGCACAAGTAAAGCGCAATTTCCCTCAAGTCACTGTCCCAAGTCAGCAAGAACAACTTGCTGTGGAAATGATGCGGGAGCATTTCCCCGATGCTATTCCCGAAGGAAATCCTACCTTA